TTGTGCTGAACCTCTATCAGTATTATTAACTGTAATATCAATATCATTACTACTTAAAGAAGCTGATGTTGATGTACCTGCACCTGCATTAAAATGTAATCTTCTAGATTGTGTTAATGCAAGACTAGCGCTTCCTTCTGCTGCTACATCTGGTGAACCTACAGTAGCTGCTGAAAGAACTAATGATCCATCAGCTTCCCATCTATCTGTAGCAAAGTTATATACGAGTGAGTGTGCGCCCGTTACGCCTGCTGCCGCGTTCGAGTGTACGCCCGCGAACACTTTAGTTTCTAATCCAAATCCACCTGTACTTGGTTCTGTAGATCCTAAATCTGAACCTGCTAGTATAAGTGTATCTTCAACTTCTAAGTTAGTTGTGCTTAATGTAGTTGTTGTACCATTTACTGTAAAGTTTCCTGTGACTGTTAAGTTTCCACCTACTTCTGCATTACCAGCAACTGCCATATTGTTATCACCTGGATCTGCTCCGGATGTACCAACTCTAAGACCAGCTGCTCTTGCATAATCTGTAACTACTAAGTTATTTCCAATAGTAACATCATCTGGTAATGCTATTGTTGCAGATGAACCTTCACCTGGAGTATGTGTTACTGTAATTTCGTTTGCAGTACCTGAGATACCTGACATATAATTGCCAGTTGTATCTGTTCCTAAAGCTACTGAGTTAGCTGCGACTGTCGCTGTAAGTGTAGCACTTGCTAAGTCTGTAATTGTAACATTACCTGTTAAATCACCGCCTAATGTAATTGTGAAATCATTTACATTAAAATCAAAATTCTGATTTGTTGAATCCCATGTTACTGCAATACCTGATTCAGTATTACTTGAAATTAAATCTTCAGCATTATAGAATGTAACTAAATCAGATGTAACTGATGAAGAACCAGCAGCGTTTGTTCCAACTATCTGCCATCCTCTGTGTCCTTTACTAGCACCAATCTGAGATTCTCTCCATTGTACTGCTGGATAAGGGGTTGGAGAACCACCAATATGAGCTCTATCAACTCGCATACCCATACCAGTTGATGTTTGATTACCATCAACATTAAGGAATGATACTGAGAATGTGTTAACACCTGAAGCATTACCTGGTAATAATAATGTACCATTTGAAACGTCTAGTGTGGAACCAGAAGATACTGTATAGGTTTTATTACCACCAAATGTTAAGTCAGTTGCTAATGCTTGTGAACTTCCACTTGTTTTAATTAGTCTTGCTGCTATATCTGTATCATTAGAGATCATTCCAGCTTGTAAAAGATCTAATGTACCTGCAATTGTATTTGCACCGTATGTTCCATCATTATATGAATCTGAATCACCAAGTGCTGTATTTAATAGGTTAACTGCAGTGGTTAAGCTCCCAGCTCCAACTGCTTCTGTTCCTGATCCTGTTATAACACCAGATCCTATTGTTCCATCTAATTCTACAACTGCTGCTGTTAAATCTGTAGCTGCAATATTTGTACCAGTTGTTAGTGTTGCTCCACTATTTCCAACGTTACCTATATCAACTCTTACTTCTCTTAATGCTGCTGATATATCAGTAGCTGCTAAGCCTGTGAAAGTCATATTACCAATATCACCTTCATGTTCATTTAAAGCATCCATCACTGTTGATGCACTAAATGTTCCTGCAAATGCTTGTGTTGGTTCTACTCTTGCATTAAGAACATCTATTTCGTTTTCTAATTCTGCAATAGCTCCACTTACTGTTGCTGCACCTGTTCCCATTGCAACAGATGTAATTGTTCCTAATTCAGCATCGTGTTCGTTTATTGCTCCAACTAAATCATTTGATGTAGTACTAATAGTATAGTTAGCTGTTGATCCACGTGCTGCAGTTTCTAATTCGTTAATAGCTGTAACTAGATCTGCTTTATTAGTTGTTCCTAATGAAGTAATATCACCAATATCATCTTGTACTTCATTAATAGCTAATACGGCTGAATTTGCAATAAGTAATACTACATCATCAGCACTTGATTGTGTATGTAATTCAATTAATTGTAAGAATGATGTATCTGCTGCAGTTGCTGCATTTAATCCACCAGCTGTGATTCTATCACCAGCTGTTTCTGATTGTTTAACCATAATACTGGTATTAAATGTTCCAGTATGGGTTTTAAAATATAAATACGATGAATCAGCATATAGTAATGTACCAGTAAATGATTCTGATCCAACACTTCCTTGATAAAGTGTTGCACCTTCTGTAAATGTAGATGGTATTGTTGGTGTACCTGTTAGTGTAATCTTTAAATTATAACTAGCTGCATGCCATCCAGCTTGAATTTGGCTTTGAGTAATTTCTGTCCCTTCGACCTTTACTCTAGCATATCCAACTTTAACCGATTCTACTATTTGTCTTACTATATTAGCATGTGGAATATTTTGTCCACCTTGAGCTAAGTTTTGTCCTGCATTAAATGTTCCGGATGTTAATTCAAGTGCAACTTTATTTTTATTAATCCATAAAATCTTACCGGAAAATCCACCTGATTGTGTTACTGTATTTCCAGCTACAAAGTTACTTGGTATAGAAGATAATCCCGTAAAGATTATAACATTTATATCTGTAACTTGTTCTGGTGCTATTTCAAATCTGTGTGCTACATCTTGAAATATAGATTGATCGGCTGATGCTGTCCAACTATGATTTTTATCTAGTATACGAGAATCTAGCTGATCAACATCACCAAGTTCAAATGAGATCTCGTTATCCTTTTGTCTCCAATCTTCAAATGTGTTGGTCTTTATAATTCTAGTTTCGTTATTTGCTGGCATTATTTACTCGCTATCTTTTCTAAAAGTTTCTTAATATCTTCCACGTCCTTCTTCAGTTGTACTATATCCTCAGACTGTTTTGCATCTAATTCAGATTTTTCTATTTGCTTTAATCTGTTTTCAAATGCGTAGTTATTAGTATTTATAATAGCATTGGTAGATAAATCACGAACTAAGTCAGGATTATTTTCTACTGGTACTATTTCTGGTTCTTCTATCTTCTTTTTTCTTGGCATTATATACTCGCTATTGCTCTAAAGTCCTTAATCGAAGGAACATATGAGCTGTTAGTTGTTCTCAATACTACTTTAATTGCAAATGATCCAAACTTCTCTGGAGTTATTGAATAATGTGCTTCATTATATACCCCACCATCGTTATCTGGTATTGCAGTTTCTGGTGCATCCAATGTCCAACCTTGGTCATCAAAGTTTAAATCAGAACCAGCTGGTAATGTTTTATAATAAAGATCAATACTAGCATTCTTAGGTTTATTACAACTTATATAAACATCGATATTTGATGATTCGTTATTAAGATCAATTCTCTTTGTTATATATGAATTTAATTCTGATCCACCAAATGCTTCTGTTTCTGCTACGTAATTTCTTCCATATCCAGTATTATTATAAGCTGATCCACCTGAATTAGCTCCTGCATCATTTGTTCTATTAGCAACAGTTGTTACTGAACATCTATTTAAATCGATAATTGGACTTAGATTTGATGTTCCATTTAATGTAGCTGTAAGTGCAAATGATTGATTAGCAGTTATACTTTGTGCTGATTCATTTCTTGCTGATGCAATCACATGTGGTGATGTAAGTGTATTATTTGAATTAGGTAATATCTGTCCGATAGTTGAGGAAGCATATGCTGATTCAGCACCATCTTGTGATTGAGCTGTATATCCAGCTAAGCTAAATGACATACCTGTCCCTGGTACTTCTAATGTTTGAACCTGTGGAACTACAACATTATAAACCTTATTCTCTGTGGCTGTCATATTAGAACCACCACCATCGATTGCAACTGTTGTTGCATTATCACCTGTAACAAGAATTGAATAACTATCGTGTTCTACATTTGTAATAGTATGATTTGCATTAATCTTAGCTGCTGCTATACCATTCTCTGCACTAAATCCAGCTAATGTAACTGAACTATTATTAAACATACCATGGTTTCTATGTGTTATTCTTATAATAGTATCTGAACCAGAGTTAGCAACATATCTTATTGGATTTGTTCCTAATGCTTTTGGTGGTATAGCATCATTATTTAATACTACGGTACCAGTGGTTTGAGTAAAGTTACACTTATTAAGTTTAAACTTAAGATCTTTTGTTTGTTCTGGAGTCCATGTAGAAGCATTAGCAGAAGTAAAGAATACACCATTATATGGTTGTTTTGTAACTCTGTTTGATGTATTTGCTAAATCAAATCCACCTGTTTCTGCGATGAATACTTTATAATCATCGGACATTGATATTAATACAATTGCATATTCTTGATCTTGACCTAAATAAACTGGGTGATCAAATGTGAATTTAGTTGCAACTGAACCGTCAGTTGATGTAGTAATTGAACCTGGATATACTTTAATGTCTGATCCAGGAACTATTTGTTGTGTTGGTGTTCCATTTTCAACTGAACGTATAGAAAGTCTTATTGGTAGATTTGCATCCTTTGCTGCTATATAAATCTCACAAGATGACATGAATACCCCACCTGCAGTATCAACAATAAATGTTTGTGCTAGTGGATCAACCCATTCAACTGGATCTGTAAATCTTGTTATAGCAACATCTTGAATAACTCTATCATCAGTTAATTCTGTTGATACGAATCTAGGTACCTTAGTTGACATTATAACATTTTCTTTTACTTCCAGTAAACCTTGAGCGTGATATAATGCTTCTGAAAAAGTTGTTTCATTATCTTTATCATTTACATTAGAATCTGTTAATCTAAATTCTCTTGTACCTGTTTTAAATTTAAGTGTAGAATTATGTGGTATTCTAAATGAACCTTCTACTTTACCTGTGGCATCTGTAATTAAATCAGTATTGTTTGCATGGGATGTAGCACCTTTATATCCAACTACACCTGTTTCATTTGCAAAGACTTTAAATCCACCTGTTTCTGAACAATAATTTGTTACATTAGCTCCATTAAAGAAAGCATATACCTTTGTATTAGGTTTCATCATTTCTGCTTTAAAGAATATTTCTCTTGATCTCATAAATGGTACAAAGTTTGTTTCTACCACTCTTGAACCTAATTCTTTTAATTGTGTATCAGGTACGACTGTTGTTCTTAATCCTGATCTAGCTTGATTTGAAGTAGTAGTTGTAGCTACAGTAGTTGTTGAGGATGTTCCTCTCCTTCTTCTCCATCTTCCACCTTCACCACCTTCGATATTATTTCTTTGTGTACTTTCTGTAACCTCTACACCTGTCCAGTTTGTTTCCCATTCATTCCAAACTGTTCCTAAGATACCATTTTGTTCTGCCATTGAAACTAATTGATCATAAACACCTTCATCATCAATCACAACATCTGGTCTTGTGTCTGTATCTTTCCATTCATCCGATTCTGGGGAAAGATCTAATGTTCCACCCCATGTGAATACATTATATGGGTTAACAAACTCTTGCATTGTAGCATAAGGTTGTTCAGCATATATTGCTTCTGTAAATGGTAAATGGAGTAATGATCCAGTTTGTGTTACGTTACTAACTGCACCTTTTATAAGATTTGTATTATCTGAATAGTATTTTGGCCTTAGAACACCAGGAGTTTTATCAACTGAGTTATGATAATCTGGATGTCTTACATTACCTATATTATGACCGTAGAATCCATCAACTATAATACCATTTTTTAACCTATCGTTACTTGAACCATCTTGAATTTGTACTGAGGTTGCATCTTTTTCTAAGAGTGATAGTGAGGTATAATACTCTAGGTTCTTAACTCTTGTATCAATAGATCCAATATCACGCATAGTATAGCGTTTTGAATCTATCTTAACAGGTATACAATCACCAGTATCAAATACATACGGTTGATAATGCAATTCAAAGATTGTCATTGAATCATCTATATCATCCGGGGATTGTGGGTAATTAGATGCTACACCCGTAACTGTTTTAAAGTTTCCTTCTCTGTCAATATAAAGTTTATCAATTCTTCCTACATAGTGATCAACATCTGCTTGAGCTACTGATCCAGGTTTAACAGCCTGCGAGTTTGAGAATCCAGTACCAGTTGTAAATTCTTGGCCAGTTGTAATAGAACCAGAAGAAGCTTTTGTTGGTCTAAAGTCCAAACAATCTCTTAATTCTACTTTACCTTGCATACCATCGAATGTTCCAATCTTTTCATAATTAGAACCACCATAAGAATCTACTGAGAAATAATCTCCAGCTCCTGAATGTAACCAATATTTAAATGAGATTGTAACTACTGTACCATTTGCTAACCATCCACCAATTGGTGTTAATCTTCCTTCATCATAGAAGTTATCTCTTTGACCATCATCTAAAGTAAATTTATCTTTAGCATCTACCCCACCAACTGTGACTGTATCTATTGAATAGATGTCTGATTTATCTAGTGGAATATATCCTGTAGCTGATGCATACGTGAAACCAGTAGCTGATACTGTTGTAAGTGTTTTAGCTTTCTGTCCACCTGAAGCATTCTTTTGAACTGTACATATAACTTTTACGTGTGGTGTTCCAGAAGCAAATCCAGTTAATGCACTTCCTGCGTTTGTTAATGTTAAAGTAGTTGAACCTACTCCACTAACACATGCTGGTGGAACTACTTCTGCTGCATTTCCTGCTGTTGCAATTATAATATCTGAATTAGATTGTAGGTTTCCACCTAAGTTAGTAAATGATACGGTTGCTGTTGCACCAGATCCTGATACTGTTCCTTCTACTTCTTTTCTTACGTTATATTCTAATGGATCTGCTGGGGATGAACCTAATAAAGTTTTAACACCATCATATGGTAATTTAAATACCATTCCATTATTACCTGTATCAAATCTTGTTCCTGCAGTATTTAAATCTGCTTGGAAATCCTGATTTGATTGTGTTTGGAATACTTTAGCAACGTTTGAGAATGTTTGACCTGAATTCATAACAATATCAAATAGGAATAAACGCCAAATTGAAGCAGTAGCTACTTCGAAACCTCTTACTCTTGCTTCACCTATTTTTGTACTAGAACTATTTCTTAATTCGATTGTTGTATATGAATTAACATCTGGCATACCTCTAACTGTTGAAAGAGTTAGATTTACAAAGTTACCAACTGGTAAGAAAACTGAATTTTCATTTTCATTTACGTGATCTCTTGGTTTATCTACTGTAACATATTTAGTTGCTAGGTTTTCTACTCTGAAACCTTGAACATAAGCTGTAGATGGTTCAACACCAATTGCTAGTTTAGTAGCTGATCCACCACTAGCTGCTGTTAAATAACCACCATTACCTGCTTCATCATCTAGATGTTCTCTTATATCTAATGTATATGGAGTTACGGAATAATTACCTGATTCTTCGTGTGTTCTTCTAGCTAATCTAGATGTTAATTCTGTATTAGCTGTTTTGTCTTCAGTCTTAACTTGTATTATACCAGCTTTTACTTTCATTAGCAAAATATAATTACTATGTGTAGTATTTGGTGCAGTTAAACTTTCTTTGATTAAAGCTGTTGCTATTGAATATCTGTGTGCACCTGGAGCTGCAAAGTTTGGAGTTCCAGTAGCATTATCTACAAGAGTTGAATCAGTTCCACTTTCTACTAATGATTCAGTGACCGATAATCCTATAATATAGTTAGGAGTATTTGTATATTTGTCAAGTATTAATGATTGAGATGATACATAAGCCATAGTACCAGATATAAAATATACACCTTCTTCAATACTTACTCTTGATCCTTTTCCTGTCGCTGAGGAGGATGCTAGAGTTGCTGTTTTGGAACCATTAGTAATTGATTCACCGTTAACAAATAAAGATGTAGCATTGTTTGTACCAGCATTATTATATTTAATATAAAGTGTATCTGGATCTGAACCACTAGCTGCAATAGCTTCTAATACGTCAGCTGTTACACCATTTGTTCCACCTGTAATAGTTGTTCCGACGAATGCTGCAACTGAACTTGTTGATGTTAATTTAATAAAATCGTATTCTGTATTAATACTAACTTTACCACCAACTACACGTGAACCATCATTGAAATTATATTGTCCTAATTTATCAACTTGTGATTGGAGAGCGGTTTGTAGCTGAGTTAATTCTCTTGCTTGTACAGCAAATCCTGGTCTAAATAATACTCTATGATAATTTTTAGACTCATCAAAATCATCATAATAAGGTGCTACGTTATAATTCTTAACTCTAGTAATTGCCATATTTTTTCTCTTCTAATCTTTAGAATTCAATAATCAGTTTAATATCCTCAATCTGTGAAGATGATCTATTAATAGCAGCTCTGTTTTCTAGGAATAAAATTTGTCCTGTATTCATAGCTACCTCTGGACCATAGCCGTTTGTTGCTTGTCCATACCAAGTAGTTCCTGAAGTTGTATTTAAAACTGCTGTACCTCCACTTGGTAATGTTCCTGTAATAGTATCTCCTGAAACAAAAGGAATATAACCTGTTTTTGAATTCTGATAATAATATAATACTTTGTTAGTAGTATCTATCTCTGCTAAATAAGCCTTAGCCGACGAACTTGAACCTTGAATAACTTGATCAACTGCAAATCCTGAAAGAGATGCACCTGATGCTAATACTAATGATTTTCTAACTCTAGCAGTAGATGCTGTAAGTGTTGCATTACTTCCAAAAGCTTTTGGTTCTTTAATTAATGTTACTTGTCTAAAATCGTTTCCAACTGTTAAATCACCAGATTCTGAACCTGATAATTGTGTATTAACAGCTACATAAAAAGCTCCTAATTCACTTACTGGATCTGTTCCGTGTCCATTTGGTGGAGCAATAACTGCTCTCGCGCTCGCGCCTGAGCCCGCCGTCCCGCCTGAAGCATTATTATGTGTAATAGTTACATCAGCTACTGTATAATCTGTTCCTTTAGCATTTAATGCTATAGCTGTAATAGCTCCGGAAGAAACGGTTACGCCTGCATCAACTACCGTTGCACCTGTACCATCACCAGTAATTGTAACTGTGAATACGTCTGCGGCATCATAGTTTGATCCACCTGCTGTAACTTCTAATCTTTCTATACCTGCTGCTGTACTTGAAGCTTCAGAATTTATCTGTGCTGTTTGGTTAGCAAAATTAACATCTGTACTTGCTAATCTCCCGAATGTTAATGTTACTCCATCTGAAATAGATTGAGCTGAACTTAATGTAATACTTGTTGCTGAAGGTTTGGTAGCAACTGTAACTGATCCTGATATACCAGAACCTGTAACTAATTGACCAATCTTTATAAATTCGTTGTTTTGTCCTGCATCTAATGTAACATTTACTGAACTTGAAACTGCACCATTAACTGTTGCTGTAACTGGATCAAACTGTGTAACTACTGGCATATATGAAGTAGTTAAGAATTTTTCAGAATCCGTAACTGTAATTGTATACATATATTTCCAAATATAATTATCAGATTCCGCTGTTGGATCTGTATTAATATGTGTAGGTTCTATAGTTGATGCTGTTCCTGGTGAGGATATGCATTTGTAAACTTTAAATTCAGAAGTGATTATATAAAACGATTTGTCATATATTGCAGAATCATCTGAATCCCAAGCTACATATACTGTTCCTGTTGACCAAGTGTGCCTTGGTACAATGTGTGAAACATCACTCGATGCTATTTTTTTCATACCAATCATATTTTGGTATGCTTCATGAAGATCGTCTATTCGATCTTGTGGTGTGAATGGTACTGATGCGTCCACTAAGTTAGAAGTTGTTGTGGACCAAACGTCCGATTTACCAATACCCACATATACTGAGGATCCGGCAATATCTTCCTTAAAGTTTTCTGCATTAACCACTCTGAAAGGTGTACTTACTATTGCTGTCATTTTTTATCCCTGATTAATATTTATTTTCACGTTATATCTATTTATATCACTTTCATAACTAGTTCCAATGGTTTTATCACTAAAGAAGCTTATTGGATAGTTATCTCTAAATTTCTTTGTACTATAATAATTATTCTTTCTTTCAAAATATTTATTATCATTCAAAGTTTTAAATCCAGATGCATAAGATCCAGCTTGAACATTAGCCACGTGATTAAGCATAATGATCGCTATCTCTGCTACATCTTTACCTCTTCCTTCACTTTCTGTAGGTGAGGCAACTCTTATTACTGGGTCTTTAATATAACCGAATCCATCTTCGTTTATAGTTACCCCAGAAACTTCTCCCTCTGAATCTAATTGTACTGTAGCCGTTGCTGTTACATTAGTTCCTAAAGGATTACCATCTGCATCAACTGATGTTGGTTCTGCAAATGTTAAAGTAGGAGCAGATGTATATATTTTATCTGCCAGATTACTTAACAATATTGTTTTAACTTTACCAGCATCTGGATTAGCAGCTGCTGCTGTATGAGCAGTTGTATATCCTGATCCAGCAGCTGTAATTGATACTGCATTAACTACACCATTAGTATCAATAGTACATGTTGCTGTAGCATTTGAACCATCATCTCCAGTAATCGTTAATGTTGGAGCTGAATTATATCCAAATCCACCATCTACTATATTTATAGCTGATATTTGACCACCACTTATATCTGTAGAAAAGTTTGCTGATCTATCAATCTTAGCTAAAAAGTTAGGTAAGAATGTAGATGCAAAAGCTTCTACAAGTAATGGAATGTCTTCAGCACCAATAACCCCAGGTTGTAATCCTGGCATAGAGCTAAGAGTTTTTCTATTTGATCTTGGGTAAACATTTAAATATCTATATTGTAATCCAGGATTATCTGGATCTTGAACTAATCCACCACCAGGAACTGTTACTGATACTCTTTGTCCATCTCCTAATACTGCACGAGTTAATTGTGTTAATAATAATACTTCTCCAAAGAATATAAATCCAGCTGGGTGAATTAATCTTTCAAAAGCTAATTCCCAATCACTTAAATTTCTACCTGTCTTAACATTATAAGAAAATTTCTGATAATATTTTGAATCTTGTAATTTAATTTTATCTGATAAAAATCCTTTATGATCTAGATATCTATTCTGTGCTCCATCCCAATCACCTGAAGAAGGTATTAATGTAACGTCCCATGGATAATCCACTTCAACGTTTTCATTAAATAATAATCTAAAAAATATTTCAACTGAATCTTGTGATCCTTTTAGTTTATAGAGCTCTGTGATATTTTTATATAGAGTTCTTTTTTCAACTGAAGATAAATCACGAGGTATAACAGCTGCGATTTCTTTCTGCATCATTTCTAAATAATCAGTTGTGTTCTCATCTATATTCATAGCTTCTTCTATAGCATTTAGAATATAACTTGGACCAGGACCAACCCAATTAGTAATTGTGGTTGATAAAGTAGCTACTTTAGTTAAATGAGATGCATCTATATCATCAAATGATATAGTTTTACCTGTTTCAACTGATGTATTTTTTAAACTTCCTGGAAGATCATTCCCATTTGAAATAATTGGAGTACTATTTCCAATTATACTAATAACAGTTCCATCAACTGTTAATGTATGAGTAGCATTACTTTGAAAAAATTCATTATTATCATTATGTGGATCAATGATCCTAAAAACTGCTTTACCTTTTCCTGCATATGATCCTGATGAAGCAACTATATCTGTAAAAGTTTTAGTATCAGTATAAATGAATTCTTCCATATTCATGAATTCATAATACTTTTCTAATAAATCTTTTATATCAGGCTTATCACCTCTATCAGCATTATATAATATATCACTAGGTATTAAAGAATCAATTCTAATATCTTCTTTTGTTTTTCTCTTAAGAGAAGCAACCGACTCTATATAATTCGGGTTAGTTGCATCAGAACCATATTTTGACATTACGATCTAAACCTTGAAGCTGTTGTATAATCTATAGAACCAGAAGAACCTGCTGTTGCAATTGTATCTTTTTCTGCTGTGACTGTTAATCTTGTAGCATCAATTGAAAGAATCTGATCTCTCTTTGGAGCTATATCTAATGAATTTGGTAGAACTGTTATTCGAATAGCAGTATTATTTGCAGGTGTAAAGTTATTTAATATAACTGTTCCAGCTGATGGAGTGACTGTTCCACAATTATCAATTGTAGTTACCTTAACATCCCCAACTAATTTATAAGCAAATACTTGTCTATCTGTAGAACCCTCGATTACTTTATCGTTAAAATAATTTGTTACTCCATTTCCATCTTCCCATCCTGTAGATTCTATACAAGATTCACTAGCTCCACTTGGAGTATATATTACTCCTGGGAAAGTTAAAGTGTTATTATTTAAAACATTAGCTGTTGGAGTATAGTTTTGGAATAGATAAGGTCTTACTGTTGAACTTAAAATAGATGGATCAGATGAATCAATAGTTTTTAATAATTGTGAATGCCTGAATAATCCATCAAAGCTATTTAATTCATTTACTGAATAATCTACGATTGTATCTGTAACTAAAGTTTTTAAATCGGTTGCAGTTCTATCTGTTAAGTTTGGATTATATTTAAATATAACATCTAATTCTAAGAAAGAATAATTAGGATCTACAACATAAGGAGTGATACTAACTACATTTTTTCCTTTTAATATTGAATTAGTAATAGAAGTTTTTTCTGCTTCAGTTAATACTGATGCTGTGTTTGGTTTAATACAAATATATATTCTTCCATAATCAGGAATTGCTTGATCTTCTCCACCCCAAGTATTAATAGAACCTATATTCGTAAAGTTCTTTTTGATTATTGATCTATAATCTTCTGCTGTAACTGCTCTATTTTGTGCAGTGAATGCTATTGGAGCATTATATCTTACTGATTCTAATGTTTCTTGCTCTGCACCACCTGAAGCATTACTCGCTGTTGTTATAGTAATATTATTAAATCCACCTATACTATCACTCATTGTGAACGTAGAAGCGCCGTTAGCGTCCTTACCGTGTGAATAAACATAGTCTAAGGTAACTATATTATTGTACGCTGGTTTCTTACCGATAACTGTATCACCAAAATATACTTCATAGAATCCATTTGAATTTTCTTGTACGTGATATATTTTTGAAGTAGAATCTACATTTAATAGTGATTCGAATTTACTATAAAGATCATAAGAAGTTGATTCTTCGTTCGCCTGCACTCGTACGCGCATGGAAGTAGTATCTACATTCTTATGTGGTATCTGATGTTTTTGTATTTGAATATCGTTATCAACTCTATATTTAATTGAGTTATATGTGCCTTCAGCTATCTCTACATCTGTATATGTAAATTTATTATTGTTTACTGTTGCTGTATGGGAATCTAGAGTAACAAATCTATATGTTATACCTTGTAAAGAAGTTTGAAATTTAGCTCCTCTTGGTATAGTAATTGTAGTAGGAATATCTGATCCACCAGCTGCTTCGGTTGCAACATCTAAAACTATATTAACTTTAGCTCTAGGCGCTAGCTCGGAAGTAGGAACGTATCCAAGCATCCGAGCTCTCGAGACAGCGTTTCCTCTTATCTGAGCAGAATCAAGGAAAGCTTCATTTAATGATAAATGAGCGGCCATGGCATTGTAGTGTGTATTATATGCTAGAACATCTAGTAATACATTCATACCTGAACCGTCAAAGTCGTAATCGTTAAATATTGTTTGTTGTTTAAGATAATTTTTTAGATTATCTTTTATATCGTCAAAATCTAAGTCTGTGATATTTAAATTTGTAGCCATTATCTTAACCTTTTTAATGTTACGCTAACTGTTTCGTCAGCTTTAATTTCTTTTATCATAAAATGTACAATGATTTTATATGAATTTGTTTCTGCTTGATCTTGGACTTTAACATCTATTAAACCGATTCTTGGTTCATGAAAAGCTAAAACTTCTTTTATACCATCTTTTAATTCTATCTTGGTAACGTAATCAGCAGGTTCAAATAATAATCCTCTTAGGTTAGCACCTTTATTATGTTGAAAAGGCCTTTCATAAAAATTAGTTAGTATTAAATTTCTAACTGCATTCTTAATAGCTCTATCATCTTTAAGTGGCATTATATCTTTAGTAATACCGTGTGGTACTAAAGATAAATCTAAATCGGCCCAAGATTTCTTTCTCGCTACCGTTGTGATTTGAACTGTTTCTGCTGTTTTGTCTGATGCATATGCCATATATCTATTTATACTACTTAACTACTAGTTTCAGCAAGAGTTTCCTCAAGTTTTTTAATTTCATTTGGTTTTGTTGTTATATTACTAAACCCACTTAAATCTATTGATGAAGGTATACCTATTAATCCCATAAATGTACAAAAATTTAATGTAGCATATTGGGTTAAAGTACCTAATCCTATTGCATCAAAGAAAGATGTAACTTTACCCATCCATTCTCTTATTAAAAATAACTGATACCCTTCAGCAAATTCTTTTAGCTTTGCACTTATCCTTGCTATTTTAAATTCCATAGAATCAAAATTATCTGTAAATTCTCCACCTAATAATCCTTCTACTTTAAATCCTGCAATAGATATATTCTTTAAAGCTGCTATTTTTTCTGCATCTGTTTTAGCATTTGCTATAGCTGCATCAATCATTCCTTTTACATCTAAGCTTAAAGGTACCGGTAATGCTGGTAATCCTAAAGCACTCCAGATTTCATTAAATGCCCCTATCAATCCACCGAATCCAGTGAAGAGTTGGCCATTCATAAATTTAGCAGATTCATTATTAATATAATCTATTATTTGTTTTTTCTTTAACTCTGCAGCTTCTAATCCATAATCACCTTGAAAATATTTGTATTCTGATGGAACCAATGCATATAGTTTATCAATCTCATCACCTTTTATACCATCTAATAATGTAGTTAAATATTCTCTATCAGTTGCTAACTTAACTACATCAATGGATAAACCCATTAATGGCATATTAAAACTAACAAAAGAACTAATCAAACTCATTATCTTAGCTTGGATATATGTTGGATATTCTTCAATTAATCTTTGTATCATTATCTCCCATTCTTTTTCTGGGATACTTAATTTTTCCCATTTAGGATCATAAGGAGAAAATGCTGATCGTATACTATCTAATGTTTTTTGAAGATCCTCAGCTTGTTTTAAATATGCTTCTGCTTCTGAAGTTGCAGTAGTTTTTGCTAATGCAGTTAATTTACCTGGAAAAGCTGCAAGACCACCAAACATATTAGATAAATTAGCTGGGGTTGGCAATAATGTTGCCGGACATTCCATTGGAGGTACTTCTAAACTAGGTAATGACATTATACTATAGTTGTTTTAACTGCTGATGTTATTGTAATAGCTCCAGCTGAAGTTAGATTTGTTGTTCCTGAATTAGCTATTGAAAGGTTATTATCTTTATCAATGGTAATCACTGCGCCTTTTGCGTGTGTAACTCTTATTGTTTCATCACCTTCTTTATTTTCTAATTCTATTTTATGTCCTGCTTGGGAATTATAAACTTTATTTGTTTTAGAAGAGCCAGAAGGTATATCTTCTCCAGCAACAGAACCAATAACAATAGGATCTTGTGCGGACATACCATCTCTAAAGAATCCAACCACCCAAGAACCTTCTTCTAAGTGGTGATTTGCTGAACTAGTAGATGTTCCTGCTACTGTTGTTGGCATCATAACTGTTGCCCATGGTAAATCTTTTTTTTCTATATCTTGTGGATAATACCCGTGGCATAATACTTTTACTCTATTATGATCGGCAATTTCTTTTACTTCACCTGTGAACCAATAAAATTGTTGTCCTATAAAATCATCTTTTCTCATTATATTGTTCCTTTCTCATCATAACTAAACTTACTAGAATCTTTTTTTAATTCTATGGTTACGGTATAATCTTTTTTAAAAATATGAACTGCTCTGTGTAGAATATATTTCCCACTCATTAATTCATCTTCTTCTTTTTCGGCACCTTCTAAAAGTTCTGGTGCACCACTTTTCCAAAAATCTAATTCTACAATTGCTCCAGGAAATAAATCTGGGTTGCCGGCAACTTCCAATGTATGTGTAATAAAGTTTTGATTTGATATTTGCATAATAGCTTTCTGTAAATTATCTACTTCATGCCCGTGATAGTTTAATTGATTATTATATGCAAGAGAATTTTGATTTGTAAAAAATTTCTTTGATGAATTCTTCTTAGATAATTTATCACCAAACTTACTATCTTCTTCAGGCCAAGATTTATTCTTATTTAACATTAACAATTCAGTATCTTCAGATTTTTTAACTTCTACTTTCTTTTTTGCTATATCAATTGATGTTAATGTAGATGCATACGCGCCTGCGGCCGCATCGTTAAATTTAGAAAGATTAAGATCAGAAGAAACCTTTTGTACCTTATTTAATTCTACATCATAATTATCTGCTTGGTCTTTTTGTATACCTTCAAAAAATGGTTGGTTGTTTAATTTTATTACTGGATCTTCTTTTATTAATTCTTCATAAGAACAAAATCTTAATCCATTTTTAATTGAATCGAAAAAATAATGTGGTTGACCATTCTCTAAAGCATTTCTTGCTAGCCAATTACAAGCAGCTATCGGTCTTAAGTTTGGGATTATACCTTTTACTCTTCCACCCTGTGAATCAATTGTGACATCTTCTACATCTAAATGTGATTGACAAATATTTTGTATAGTTTTTCCTATAGAATTATCGAATGGTTCGCTTATCATTGTTAATTGATTCATATAAGCATGTTTACCCACACATTGTATTTCATACGTTTGTTGAGCTATAGCTGGTTTAGTATAAGAAATTATATCAGAAATATAAAGTTCTAATTTTATTTCTTTCTTTTCTCTATCTAATATATCCTGACTAATCAATAATTCTATTTTTTCATTACCAGTTATTCTTAGAAATTCTAATGTGTTTGTTGCATCACCAATCTTTAAGCTAACAAGGATTGATTGCATATCCATAGATTCTTCTATCACTACTTGTTTTAGAATCTCATTTATTTCCATTGCATCTTTTTCTAATGGATTAGCTTTTGGGTTTGGGTATAATTTACAATATTCTATCCGATAGGACATTGGAGAAGTGATCTTTCCATCTCTTCCTAGATTAGTACTTTGTCCTGTGTTCCCAAGATTAGACATAATTATTGTTTAATTAGTTGTTCAAATTTTTCTATGAATAGAGGCATAAATGTTGGATCGATTATTCTTATTCTACTCTTTTCTTGATTTAAATTGTTAAGATATTTTCTATTAGAAGTATATAAAGGTGCTGCCACTGATCCTTCCTGAAGGATTAAATTTTTAGCTGCATCATCCGTTACTGAAAAGAAGTTTGCAGAAGATACATCAGCTTCTATTCCATATATTTTATTTCCAAAAGGATCTGTTGTTGATTCATCTTTTCCATCACCACTAATATAATAATGATGTGGTGCTTCATCGTATTTCCAAGCTTTCCATATTTTAACATCAACTGCAATTGGTGCTTTTGTTACTGGATCTGTATGAAACCCTGAACAGTTTTCTACAATATTACCTGTTCCATTTGATACTGGAGTACCAGTAACATCTTGTATTATTAATTGATTTAAATAAAGATCTTTTCTTCTGATTTTTCCTGTTGCAGTAGTAACACCACCTCTGGTTAATGTTACTGTTGTTCCTGGTGTGAAACCACCTTGATTTTGTCCAGCTACTGTACCTGCTAAAGAATTTTCAAACTCTTCTATACCACCATCGGTATCTCTTTTTATGTTTGGTCTTGTTTCTAAAGCATAACCAGCATATTCTTTTTTAATATATTCATCTAGATCTCTTTGAGTCATCGGCCAAGAACTTAATCCATCGTGTAAGAAATCGTTAACAATAAAAAATGTCCAATAGTAATCCGCATTATCATATAACCTTTTAGATACTATATCTGGTCTTTCCCCATCTTGAATTTCATAATATCGATATGAAGAAAAATCATCTACAAAATTTTGTAAAGGTCTTACCTGTCTAAAAATATCTACAATGTTATTAACAACACCTTCGCGATTAAAATCGTATGCTGCTTTTGGAAACTTATTAAAGTATGCCATTATGTTGTTCCTCCACCACCGTCGGTTACGGTTTCAGCTAGTTCCATATTATCTGGAGCTCCTTTTATACCGCTCTTATTATAATCATAATGGTATTCAGCATCTTGATAACTATCAACATCTTTATAAAGATCTTCTCTTGTAAGATTTTTAGCTTCTACGTATGTTAAAGATATATCTACTTCAATTGGTGCACCATCTGGATGGAAAGCATTTGTTGAAGTATTATATGTTGCTGACATACTCTGTAAGAAAGATAAATTAATAAATGGTAAATGTGTATTTGGTTTATCCCCTTTTAAAAATTCAATTTGCCAATAAGGTGGATATTTAAATAAGATTGGGGATTTAGCTAACTTAGGATATAAGAATTTCCTAAAAGTATTTTCTATTGCTTTAATTTCTAGAGCTTCTGTTTCTGATTGAGCAACTAGTTTAAATTGAAAAGTAAAATTTCTTTGTGTCACACCTTGAAAATTTGTAACAGTATATGGATTTGCTGCAACACCTTGTTTAAATGATGCTTTACCTAATGCACCACCAATTCCACCACCCATATTTCCAGCTTTTGATTGCAGTGCAGCAACAATATCTGCTTGTGTAGCAATATTTCCTAGAGCTTCCATATTACCTTGACCGTCTTGTTTATTTTGTTCAAACTTATCGGCTGCAGCTCCTAACATTCCTAAGTCCATAGTACTATAAGAAGCTCCATCAGGTACTGATATACCTGGTGGGGTATACATGTATATGGATTTTTTTTCTTCTAATTCTGTTCTATCTTTTATTGTAAATCGAACTACTTCTCTTTCTGGATGTTCTCTGAGGTCCAACGGATATGTTAGCACCGGCTTTTTCGGTGCCGGAGTTTCCTGAGCCTGATTTTCTTCTTCTGCCATCTTTTTTTCCGTTATAAATAGAGTTATATTAAAATAATATTATAAGAGTATTTATATGAGTTACAAAGGCAGATTTAAAATTACCAAACCCGAAAAGTATATTGGGGATTATACCAATGTGGTATATAGATCACTTTGGGAAAGACAGTGCTTTAGATGGTGCGAAAGCAATCCAAATGTGAAAGCATGGAATTCTGAAGAGGTTGTTATACCTTATGTTTACCGACATGACAAGAAAATGCACAGATATTTTGTAGATTTATTTGTAGAAATGACTGATGGTGAAATATTTTTGATTGAAATTAAACCAAAAAAACAAACAATACCACCAAAAGAACCGAAAAGAAAGACAAAAAGATACATAAATGAAGTATTAACCTATGTTAAAAACCAAGATAAATGGGAATCAGCTAACAAATTTGCTGAGCATAAAGGTTGGAAATTCCAAATTTGGACAGAGGAAACTTTAAAGAATTTAGGTATCAAACTAATTAAGTCTGGCACATAAATAGATATATGGCATCTTTATTTGATACATTACAGGCAAACGCTTATAGAGCGAATATAGTTCCCAGAACTGATAAGGCTAGGAATTGGTTCCGTAAGGCTGTGAAAGAATTAGGAACAGTAAGCAGAACAGATTTATTAAAAGATCCTATATTAGATAAAAGAACTAAGCCATTAATTGGTGATATGGTTATGTATGTTTATGATCCAAAACATAAAAAAACATTACCATATTATGATATGTTTCCTATGACCGTAATGGTTCAGGCAGCACCAGGTGGATTCCATGGATTGAATCTACATTATCTTTCACCAGTTATTAGAGCAGAATTCTTAGATGAACTAATGAATTTAGCTCCAAAGAAATTAACAGATTCGACCCGATTGATGAGATTGAGATATAGTTTATTACAAAAAGCGGCAAAATATAGAGAATTTAAACCTTGCTTTAAACATTATCTAACAGATCATGTAAGGTCTAAAATAATGAGAGTACCAATGACAGAGTGGGAAATCGCAGTATTCTTACCAGTTGATAACTTTAAGAAAGTTTCAAGAGATACTGTTTGGAGATATAGTAGAAAACAAATTTACGGAAAATAAATGAGCATAGAAAAATTAAAATCTAGTATCAAAAGTCACGGTGGAACCTTACATCCAAATAGATTTAATATAATCTTTACCCCACCAAAAATGTCTTTATTAAATTTAAATCCTAGTAATTTATTAGGATCAGTTATAAGTGGATCATTCTCTGTTAAGAGTTTAATTAATGACCCAAGAGATATTAATTTACTTTGCAAATCTGCAGCAATTCCTAGTAGGCAATTAGCTACATTGGATTATCAGAATCATACTAATACAATGAAGATGGTTAATAACCATACAGATGAAGAAATAACAACAGTTTTTAGATTAACCAGCGATATGTATATCAAGACAATGTTCGATAGTTGGCAAAGAGCCATATTCGATACTGATAAATATTACATTGGTTATAAAAAAGATTTTTCAACTGATGTGACTATACAACAGTTGAATAAAGAGGACAAACCAGTATATGGAGTAAGATTGATTAATGCTTTTCCTACTTCTATTGGTGGTTATGCTCTCGATAATGATCAACAGGGTGATGCTGCAGAGATAGCTATCCAATGGTCATACGATCGCTGGGTCGCAGAAGATGCACTCAGCTCAACTCTTGGCGGTGGGCTAAGAGCTTTAGGAAATTTATTATCATAAAAATGGAGAAAATATAATTATGGCTTTACCAAAAATTGATGTGCCTCGATATCCGGTGACGATTCCGTCGACGGGTGAGGAACTTACTATGAGACCATACTTGGTCAAAGAAGAAAAGGTGCTATTGTTAGCGTTAGAATCAGAAGATTCAAAACAAATAACAATGGCTATACGTAACTTAATAACCTCGTGTATTGATGGGGTGAATCTGGATAAGCTTGCTGGATTTGATGTAGAAAAATTATTTTTAGATCTACGTGGAATCTCAGTAGGAGAAACTATTAACTTAGTTGGAAAATGTTCAGAGTGTGAAGGTGAAACACCAGTTACTATTAGTACGAAAGATATAACAATGACGGATTTAGACGAAAGCGCTTCAGTTATTAAATTAACAGATAGTGTTGGCGTAACAATGAATTATCCGACAGCAAATACATTGAGAGATGTTGGGTTAGATTCTTTAGATACTGTAGAAGGATTAATGGATTTAATCATAGCTTGTGTTGATACTATATTTGATAATGATCAGGTACACGATGTTAAAGAAGAAAATAAAGAAGAAGTTAAGGATTTTGTTGAATCTTTAACAACTGATCAATTCCAAAAGATAAGTGATTTCTTTAGGAAAACCCCTAGATTAGAATATGATCTAGTATTTGAATGTATGCATTGTAAACATGCTAATACCCAGAAGTTAAGGGGATTAGCCAATTTTTTTACATAGGCCTCTCACATGAGAGCATAGTGAACCACTATCAAACGAATTTTGTGTTGATGCAACATCACCAATATAGTTTGACAGAATTGGATAATATGATGCCATGGGAGAGGGAGATATACATGTCTTTACTTAAAGAACATCTCGAAGAAATGGAAAAGATCAGGAATAATAAAAGGAGCTTATAATGGCTAGAGAAGATCAATTTCAGGGAGATATGTCTCGTAATGAAGTTGAAATAGATCTTAAAAAGTTTATGGCTATGGTCACCGAAATCGGTGAATTGAAACAAGAAATATTTGAACTGACTCATGACGACAAAAAGAACCCTTGGCAAAAATGGATATTTGCTGCAAAAACACTAGATGCTTGGAGAATTATACCAAGAGCGTTTTTAGGCATATACATGTATTTACTATATTATGCAACATTTTGGTTTATGGAATTACCAGAACCAACTTTAGAACAATCAGGGCTTATCAGTATCTTAGTAGGTGCAGGTGCAGCTTGGTTTGGTTTATATGTTAACAGTGCTGCAAAAGAGCACGGTGATAATAACCCTAACTAGGAAATAAAATATGGCTGATGACATAACTAATAATGCTAATCAAGGTGAAGAAGAACAGCAGCGCGAGCGGTCGCAAACTGGAATACTATCCGATATAAAAGCTACATTAATAGAGCAAAGTAAAGCCACGGGTGGTAGTTTAGGTAGAGATACGATTAATGTTCGTAGACATCTACTTGAAATGAAGAACATTCAAAAAGAGTCATTAGCCAATACAATAGCCTTAAATAAAAGCTTTGGGATAGATCTCAAAGCACAGAAAGCAGCAGCAGAAGATGACGATCAAAAATCTTCTACTGAAGCAATGCAAAAAGCCGAATCTGATATGGAGATGAAAGACATCTTCATGGATATCCGAGCCTCACTTCAAAACCAACCAGATGCTTTAGCTAAAGCCCAATCAAAGGGCGGCGGAGAAATGATGGACAAAATTGGTGGGGTAATGAGCGGAATAGGAATCGGGGTTGGAGCTGCTGGTATCGGTGTAGCTGCAGTCATAGCTTCACTTGCATATCTTGCAGATACTATGGCAGATCTAGATGCTGAAAAAGTAAGACATAATATCAAAACCTTATTGAATATGGGTGAAGATTTTGAAGGTGGTAATCTAGAAATGTTCGGTGATAGTGGAGTTTTATTCTTAGCACTATCTGGATTAGGAGCAGGTTTAGCAATATTTGCAGTAGGTGGAGCAGCAGCAGCTGGAGTAAGTAAATTCACTGAAGGAACAAATTGGACCGATACTATAAAAGAAAATGTTATTGCTCTTCTTGCTATACCAGACGCAGCAGGTGGTAAACTGGATCTGCTTGCAGAAAGTGGAGCGCTTACTCTTGCATTAATAGGATTAGGAGCAGGTTTAACAGTATTCGCATTAGGCCAAGGAGCAAACGCAGTATCTAGTGGAATGCAAAAAGGTGTAGAATTATTCACTGGTGAAACTAACTGGGCTGAAGGAATTAAAGAAAATGTATTAACCCTATTATCAATTCCAGACGCAGCAGGTGGTGGATTAGATACATTAAAAGACGGTGGTGCTTTAACATTAGCATTAATAGGTTTAGGACTAGGTCTTGCTGCATTTGCATTTGGTAAAGCAGCTTCAGGAGTAGGTGATGCAGTCACAATGTTCAGCCAAGGGGATAACTTTGCAGAAGATATTAAAGCTGAAGTTATAACCTTATTATCAATATCCAAGATACCTGGCATGGGTTGGGATACAGCTAAATTTATTGCAGTGATGGGTGGAATAGGTTTAGGTTTAGTAGCATTTGGAGCTGGTAAAGGTATAGCCGGAATGGCAGATATTACTACTGCATATGCTGGCAAGAATTTTGCTGAAGATATTAAATCTGAAGTAGCAACATTATTAACTATTCCGGATATGGTTGGTGAAAAAGGAGAAGAAGACGCAAAAGCTTTAAGTAGGCTATTAGGAACATTAAGTGGAGCATTAATGAAATTTGGGGGTGGTAAATTTATAGCTTCATTAGGAGCTGGTGCAGCAGCAGTATTAGACTTCGTCTCAGGTGAAAAAGGCCCAGTAGAACAAGCTATGATATTAGCTAGGAACTCAGAAGATATTAATGATGGTGTCGAATCTTTGGAGAATTTTAAAGGCGTATTAGATGATTTCTCTGACATAGATGATGTTGATTTTAATATAAACACTGAAAAGATGGCTAGGGATTTATTACGCGCATCTAAAACATTTGAATTAGCTTTAAAAGGTGGTAGTACAAAAGACACTGCAATTTTTGGTAATAACTCAATGGATTTTGTAGGATTAGTTAATATAAAAGGAGTAGATAAAGCTGTTGAAGAAATTAATAAAGTAAAAGAAGCCTTAGGTCTTATACCTGCTACAACAGCCGTAAATATAAATGATATGACCGTAGAAGAACAGAGAGAGAAAGTTATGAGACTCTTTGGTATAACTAATTCTAGTGTTGATAACCGTGTAAATAATACATCCAATGTTACTGTTATACCAACTAATCCAAATCGAACCCAAGCTCAATTAACCGGTGGAGCACCAGGTACATAAAATCTTGTATGGTCCCTTTTCTCAGGCACTCAATATATCTATAAGAATCAACTTTCTAAGCACGCATAAAAAAAGGAGGCCGAAGCCTCCTCTTAAAAGTTTCTAGTTTGTAGGCCTTATTCAGGCCAAATATCTAGACTTTTTATGAATCATTTGCTAGTTTAGCAAAATAACTCAATGTATCATCCTCTTCTGAATTACTTTCAGGTTCTGATACGGGTGCAGTTTCTATTTCAGGCGCTGCCATTGTAGCCGCTACGACTGGTTCTGGTGCGCTAATACCTGCACTAACTCCAAGAACTCTATTCAATTTAGCTTTAAGCTCATCATAAGATTTAAAGTTACTTGGATTTGTGAACTCTGATAGACCATAGATTTTACCATAAGTCTCTTCTAATAGAGTATCATCACCATTATGTAATGCACTCACTGGAGAGAATTCTGATGCATCATAGTTTGTCCAACCATCCACTTTTCTGATTTTAATTTTAAAATCAGCACCTTCCCAGAAATCGTAAGGATTTACTGGTTGCTCATCTTGAAATTGTGGTTGCATTGAATCCATGATTTTATCAAAGATTTTTTTACCGAATCTGTAAAGGAATACTTTACCTTCAGCTGCTGGGTTAGCAGAGTCAGATATTACTAAGATGTTTGACACATAATGTAAACGTCTTTTTCTTTCCCTTGCGGTAGCTTTATCCTCTTCTCTTCCTGTATTCCAGAGTTGAGTATTCATCTCTGAAACTGGATCAGGTTGATTAATAGTGGTTAAGCTATTTTCGATATACCAAAGACCATTTGGACCTTTAAATCCATGATCCCAGTATCTTACCCAAGGAAGATCTTCACCTTCTTTTGCAGGTAGGAATCTAACTACTGCGTAGCCATTACCTGCTTTGTCTTGGGTTGGTTTCCAGAAACGTTCATCTATATAAGATTTTGTTTCTGATTTTTCTGAAACAGCTCCTGCTGCTTTTACGAGTTGGTCAATAGACGAGCCTCGCGAGCTCTTTAAGTTTTCAAACGACATATTTTTCTCCGTATTGCGTTGTATCTACTGTATTATCCACTTTACTCATAATATAATAGGTATATTATACCACATACCTTTTAATTTGTAAACCCCTTTTTGGTTAATTCTACGAATTTACTTTTATCAAAGTTTACAAAAGGTTGGTACTTTGTTATCTTCTTGGAAACATCTGGCCAAAACAAAGTTTCGGTTATCTTGCGTCCTTCCCGACTAACAAAGTCCGTGATGGAATTTAGAATTACCACTGTCTCCAATGTTATTTCTTCTTCCATCCATAGTTCAATGATCTTGGGTGGAGTGTTTATATTGTTCACCACCAGCAGTTCATCAAACGATGTATCTATGTTATTTATATCTTTTTCATACTCACGTGTTAAAGATTCGTGTATCTTCTTATGCTTGGTATAGTTCTGTTGTCCTTCTATATCCATCATATCTCCAACATATTTCATATCTTCTATAAAGTTAAATACGAAAAAGTTCTGTATATCTTTTTGGTTCTTTCCTATCTTTGCAAAAAAGTATTTGTCTTTTCTTTTAAAGAATGATTGGGGAGTGACATTACTCTTGAAGTTATATTTAATAGCATCATAACTATCTTGCTCAAAATGCAGCTTAAGTGCATTGTATAGCTTATAAACCTCAAATGGATCCATCATCTTCCGATACTTTTTATATCTTTATTAGGAATAACTTGATAAGCACCTTTATTATATGCTATAGAAACTGTATAATTTTTACTAACTTCTTTCTTATAAGATTGATCTTCTGGTGCAGAATAATTAGCGTTACCTGTCCAAGAAGGATATTTTTCTCTATGCTTTCTAGCAGCTTCTATACGCTCGATTGCGTGCACGCATGGTTTTAAAGTTTCAGTTATAGTTGGTTTTCTTTTCTTTGTGGTCCAAGCATTTGTTTTTCTACGTTTGCCGGATGGCCCGTAGCGCATTGAACTTCCTAGGTTAATCATTGCCATATAGTTTTCTCCATAATATAAATGTATTATACCACATTTTAAGTTGTTTGTAAACCTTTAAATTGGTAATGTATTTTTCTTTTTGACTTTAACTAGATTAAGGCCTGTAGCCTCTTGTGTAAGCTTCTCTTTTAGCGCAGGTGACAATAGTTTCTTCACATTCATATAATCCATACCTCGTTGCTCGATGATGTAAGTCATAGCATCTAGGTAGCTCATATTATTTTTAGAAACACATGCTTCAACAGCTGCAGTGAATCTTTTCTTAGTCATAATCTTATGTTTTAACTCTTCCATAATTCTCTACGTAGAAGAATAGTATCTTTGTTTATTCTTCCTGTAGGTTTCCCTATTTTTGTAGTTAAACTATTCCAGACCTTGTCAATTTGTTTAACTTCATTATTTAATATTTGAGGAATGATCTCATCTGGTTTCCTCAGTGTAGCACATCTGCCTTTTTCCCAGTTATATAGAGTGGAACCTCTAACTTCAAATCCGGTGGCGGAAGATGTTTCAAATTCTGTAAGCTTTTTAGACTTAACATTATACATCCAGAAGTAATTAGATTCTGGAATTAATAAAGGGCTAATGGATTCTAATCCATCTAATTCTTGTAAGAAGTTTAATTTCTCTACTTGTTTGGATCTAGATCGAGGTTTCTTAGTTCTTATTCTTGAACTTTTTTGAGCTTCTCTTACTCTATCTAACTCTTCATATATCTTATCCATAAGGTCTATCATCTTTCTTTGATCACCTTTCTTAACGTGGGAATATGCTTCTACTGCTTGATCACACGTTTTTTCATAAGCTTCTTTTACACCTTGGTATTCACTATCAATCATACCTTTAAACATATTGATTGCAGCAACACCTTTTAATCCGTGCATTTGGAATAAACTATAAACAGGGAATTGAATTTTCTTCTTATCATATTCACCTTCCATCCATTTATCAACCACCATACTATCGAAATCTACTCCAATAGTGGTAGCTACCTTCTTCTTTAATCTTTCTTGTGGGGGTATAACCTTTGGTTTAGGTTTAGAATCTCTTTCTTCTTTCTTTTCTAAATAGATCTTTTTCCCTTCTAACATACATTGTTTAAGGAAATCATGTGCATCTTCTATTTCTTCTGGCGTATAAACCCAACCACGTTCTTGCATTCGAACAAATGCATGACCTTTCACATTCATATAAAGTCTCCAATCAGGACACTTCTTTAAATATTGTATTTCTTTTTTAGTAAATAATTCTGTGTTAGCGCAATATGTATATACACGCTGAACATATTTTTTCTTATCTGTGAAGTAAGAATACCATCGAGTAGATTTAGAATGTAGCATAGACCTTTCCCGAGGATCCTCAGGCATTGGGGTTTCTGCAAAGTCGGGTTCGAAACCCATGTACTTTTCATCTAATGATTTTATTCTTCTAGCCATATATAGTCATCACCACTACGAATATCATACACACAATTATAAAATATAATCCTAGTTTTAATATTCCTAATATAAAATTTAATAATGTTTTCATAATCTTCTTTAAAAAAGCTGGCTAAATCCCTAAATAAAATAAGGAGTTAGGGTTAGGGATTTTAGCCAACATAAAGTACTTATAAAAAAGTACTTTTAAACTTATTTACCCTGAGCAAAATATGCTGCGATTAAATCGTCTCCTTGTTTTACTTCATTATTCCACGTATGGATTTCTTTACCTTGTTTGGACCTTATAATCCTTCCATCGTTATACTGTACATCAGTCACGTGATTTTTATCGGTATCTTTAGGTCTATCATCATACCACATACTTTTCATTCGGTGTACATGTACGGTTTTAATACCTTTTGCCCATTCTTCGGCTTCTAAAAGATTTCTTTGTCTCTCGACATCAGCTCCATATTCAGTCATCATTCAATCTGGCCTCCACCAGTTTTTTTACTTTTTCTAACTTATACCATAAACTAGAATAAGTAGTTGTATTACCATTCGGCCATTCTACGATATATCTTTTATATCCGTATGGCCTATCAGAAAAAATTCTCACATCACCATAATGTTCTTCTAATAGTCTCATAGTGCTTTAATCCTCTCTAAATAGTTCTCTACTTGTGCTTCGGTTAAATTTCCTATCACATCATCTGTAATAGGTGTATCATAACAAATATCATCACCCAATAAAACAGCTAACTCCCATAAACCGCTCTTATGCCCATAAGAACCTTTATGGCAAATAACTGATGCACCATATCCATTTTTAAATTTGTATTCTTTTTGAATACCAAATGGAAATTGCTCATGAAATGTTATATTAAGCATCGTCATCCATTAGGTTAGTATCAGAACCAAATCTTCCAAACGGTGCTGACTGTAATTTTGTTACATGACATTGATTGTCATATACTTTTCTTTGCTTACCCTGAATGTAGTTAGCGAGAGATTTTGCTTTCTTATCGCTATCTGCATAAATGTAATGCTCTGTTGTTATTAAATATCTATCCATAATATTTTACTCCTCCAAAATAATACTTTGATAAAAAATTGGTATTATACTTATTACCAATTCTAATTAAAAATCTTTTTGAACTGAAAAGGTAAACAATATAATCTATAAATGAAACCTTTACGTTAACTGGTGTTTTATCAGTACCAGGACCTGTTAAAAAATTAGCTACGAACATTTTAATAATCTCCATCAGCTGATCTGTTAGCATTATATGCATCCATTAAGGAAGAACCTTCGAACCAGTCTTGGGTTTCTTTCTCTGAGTAATACATGTTTTCTGGACTGTTTAAATCTAAAGTACCTGCCTTTAGATGTCCAGCTTTTTTCATTTGTGATGTAAGATCTTTCTTGATCTTTTTTTGATCGGCTTTGATTTTAGCCTTACGTTCGTCGAGCCTACGAATTGTTTCTTGAAATTCTAATTCTTCGACTGTTGTATTTTGTTTTTTTGCTTTGGCTTTTAGTGCCGCTTTTTTGATTAATTCTAATCTATCCATTCTAACTCCTCAGTTATATTATTAAATACATGTGTATTATACCACATTTTTGACCCTTTGTAAACCCCTTTTTTGAAAATAATTGAAAATAATTGGCATACAAATCTCATACTAAGTTCTTTCCCATGGGAAACAACGTCCTAATAGGTCATATTCTTGGGACTTAGCTTCCATTTCGGAAGGGTATTCCCCTTTTAAAAATTGTTTTGCGTGCACGAGTTCGTGCGCGAGGGTGAGCATCTGTTCAAAAAATACCTGTTTATTTGATATAGAAATAATACACTCTTCTCTATCCCCTTCGCATAAGCCAACTGAGTCACCAAATCCTTTAGGCATTTTTTTCCTGAATTTAACTACGATCTCAGTTGATTTCCTTCTATCTATTTTAAGATGTTTTAATACATTAATGATATAAATCTCTACTAGATTCTTATCTTTAATATCACCTTGAATAAATAAATCCATATTATTTCTCGTAAATGTATACATCCATATGAGTGGCGTGACGAAGAGGAAGGGACTGATCATAGCCACGACCGCCTCTACCATCACGAAGTGAAGGAAGAACTCTAGGACCACGTCCTTGACACTTAACATAGAACTGACGGTACGGACTCCCATACCCGTCTTTCTTCTGACGGGAACCATACCTATAATGTCTTAATTCTTTATTCATTATTTTAACTGCTTTACGAATATTTTCTAATTCAAGCATATCACCTGCACAATCTGCGTGTGCAGTCATTACAAAATTCTTTGAAGATCTCATTACGCTGTCTCCTTTAAATACTTAATACCAAACGCTGACTCCGCAGTTTCAAACCATTCCTTTAATCCGGATTGGCCTTCGACGATGTCACCATCATTCATTAAAAATGTAGCTCTGTAATCCTTTCTCTCGGACTCTTTCATCATAGTCCAAGACTCAGTTTGCTCGAGGATCTCTGATCTCATCCAACCATCTTTACGGTTATCATTAACCTTAAGAGCAGTTGTCTTTCCTGAGAAAGATTCTATAGAAATCTGTATAGGAGATTCCCAAGATTCACAGACCTTTTCTGTGTGAGGAACCACGTCCCAACTAAGGACATATTCCTCAGATGCTGGAGTAGAAAAACAAATAAGTTTTTCAAGGTTGGCAACAACCTCGTTAACGGACGAGAAGTCCTTAAAGTTAGGAACTACGTAAGTAGTACCACCTTTGAATTTCCAATGATCCTCAGAAACACCAGGAACAAAGTCCTCGTTATGAGCCGCGTAGTTCTCGCGGTATTG